CAATCCTAAGTGTGTCTCCTTTTGGCATACCATCTGATACGAATAATCCTGCTAACCAAATGGTTCCTGTTGTACCAAGGTTTGCTCCAAGAACACAGGCAATGGCAGCAGGAAGTGGTAAGGCACCTGATGCGACTAATGCAATGATAGCAGTAGTAGATAATGATGATGACTGCCACAATAATGTCATAGCTATCCCACCAAAGAACATGTACAAAGGATTACCAAGAAACCAAGTTAGATGTTCCATATTACCCATAGACTTCATTCCACCTGAGAATGTTTTAAGTCCGATATAAAAAATAACAAGCCCTACTAGAGCCGTGATTGCAGGATTACCTAGATCCATTTTCTTTACCTTTTTCCAAAGTTTCTTTCCTTCGTTTTTCATTTTTAATCCTATTTAGATATAATACGCTTTATGATATATTTATCAGTTGTTATGACAACAATCTTATCATTGGCATCAAAGAGAACCCACTTACCCTTTTTCCGCTCTTCTAGCTTCATACGCTTCTTCAAAACCGTCTGTGTGAATTCCATTCTCATGATTACCCCATTTTCGTTTGAAATAAGAATGATATATTTGCTCTACAACAAAGTCACTTTCAGATTCAGGAATAAGCATTCCTTTGACTATCCAGTTGAGTCGGTTAGCTTCTTTTCTAGTTTTTTCATCCATGCGATATGATCCTTCAATCTAAGCTTTTCTTTTTTAGCTTGTCGAAGGAGGGTTTGCGCCTTGGTACTTCGATCAAGCCTACGATCTTGCTCAATCCCCTCTACCATTAGGTGCGTTTCTTCGTGCCGCTTCTCTAGCCATTCTATTTTGCGTTGTAGTTCGTTTTCCATAGCCAAGCCTCTTCATTACTTGCATGCGCTCATAGTGAGACATTCTAGTCCATGTAGCAATCTCTCTTGAAGTTCTGCCACATCCTATACACTCACCTGTAAAAGCATCTAGTTGACATTTGCTTTGACAGGGAGAGACGAACATATCAGAAGGGTGGTTCTTCTCCGGCATAACTTGGTTTCCATCCTTTTGATATTTTAGTTAAATCTTCTTTGACCTCAGGCCATACGATATCTGGTTTTTTAGGAGACTCTTCTTTAATCCCAATCTCCGACATAAAACATTCTAATTCAGTTGAAATCAATCCCAAACTCCATCCCATGTATAAAATAAATGATTACCAATAACTTTAGATAGCTCCATCTGATCTGCCCAATCAGGGTTCACCCAATTAGCATGATAAAAGACTGCCCCTAGACTAGGATCTTCAACGTTACCAATCATAACGTCTCTAGCAATAACTTTAGCGTTATTCCATGATTTAGGATCTATCGGAGAAGGATCTTTTATTAGATGGGTCCAACTAAACTGATATGGTTGATAAACGACTTCACAAATAGAAGAGGGCCACTCTTCATGATTTACACGATTGATCGTGACTTGAGCAACAGCTATCTGACCTTCTATTCTTTCACCCCTTGATTCATGATAGATGTTCATGGCAAGACATTCGTGCTCTTTAACATCTACAGTAGGTGTGGTCATCATAGCTGCAGCAACAACACCTGCTACAACTGTCATGGACATTATTCCACTTATTATGTTTATTTTTCTACTCATTATAAAATCTACTATACTTGATATTTATCATGATGTCAAGTGTCTTTTTTTATAAATAATTAAAATATGAAGGAGAATGAAATGGCTGAAGAAAAATTACCTAATGTAGTTAGAGATGAAGACACCCCTGAGGGAAAAATGGAACTTCAGTTTAGAGTTCTAGGAAACGAGATGATCGGCATTAAGATGATCGTAGATGATATGAAAATGAAATGGGTAGCTATTGGGCTAGTCGGAATACTTGTAATGACTTGGGCAGCAGCAGAGTTTAGTGAAGCTGTAATGGCCGGTGGCAATTCGTCACAAGAAGTATTAGTCATCGAAGAATCCGATGGCTGACAAAAATGCGTTTGGAGTAGAAATGGCAACCAAAGAGTCTAAAAAACAAGAAGCTAAAATGATGCAAGCTGATAGCATCTATGCTCATCTAGATGCGGATGGGGATGGAATTATCACAGATGAGGAAATGGCACGTGCCAAAGAAATAGCAGAGTGGGAACACAAAAAGAAGATGCAAGAGAATGAGGATGCCAAGGAAGATCAGATTAGATCTATGGCATGGTTCGCACTTTGGGGCATGCTTCTGTACCCTGTACTCATCATGATTACATCCGTATTAGGGATTGATAGTGCTGCACAAATAGTTGGCGACATTGCACCGACTTACTTTGTTGCTATTGCGGGTTTGGTTGCTGCGTTCTTCGGAGCACAAGCATATTCAAAAGGTAAAGGCGGCTCTAAAGAAGACTAAGCACCATAGGAGAACAGATATGATAGATCCAGTAACGGCTATCGGATTAGCGACAGGTGCATTCAATTCTATAAAGACAATGATAGCAACTGGAAAAGATATCCAAGATATGGCAGGTCAACTAGGACAATGGGGAAAGGCTATAAGTGATCTAGACTACGCCCACTCCAAAGCTGAAAAACCTGCTTGGTATAAAAAACTTGGTGGTGGAGTACAGGCTAATGCTGTTGAAGTGTGGATGCACAAGAAAAAAGCAGACGAAATGCGTGAGGAACTTCGATCTTATATATCAGCAGTCTACGGACCATCTGCCTGGAAAGAAATTGTACACTTAGAAGGTGTAATGAGGAAACAGCAAAAAGAGGCGGTTTATGCCGCCCAAGAAATGAAAGAAAAATTCATTGCTTGGACTTTTGGTATTTTAATAACAAGCATTGCAATATGTGGAATGGGAGCTTTAGTGTATTGGTTAGGTCTCACCCAAGGTAAATGGTAATCAAATAGTGTCGTACTGCTTGTCTACTATTTCGTAGGCACCTTCTGAACACTTCCACGCTTCCATTAGTTTGAGATACATTTCAGGCTTTAATGTTACAACATCAAACATCTTATGCTTTTCATTCCATTGCCTGATATGACAATAATCTTCATACAGTCGTACAGACACGTCATCTAGTTCGCCTGTAGTGTCTAATATTGTGATTAATGTTTCATCTTCGTCAAACTCTACTGTGAACATAATACCTTTTTAACTCCAATACAGAAACTCTTCAAGCTGCGGTTCTTTCCAATTCTTAGGTTTAAGAACCTTACCGTCTTCACGTTTACGCACCTTGCCAGTTTCTTCATCAATCTTTGCAAAGTTTGTATCCATGACTTCTTTCCATGCACCCTCACCATTCATACCACCTGCCCTAATAGCACCAATAGTAACAACAAGGATGTCAATCAAAGCATCAAGCTGTTCAACCTTATCATCAGCAGCAACAGCTTCTAATAACTCATCCATCTCTTCATCAATCAGAGTTAGATACATCTTATAGTTTTCGGCTGATGGTTGCTGATCACATGCTTCTTGGAATGTGTCAATATCTTTAAATACATTAGTCATGGATGCGTCTCTACCCACCTATCTCTCATTCTGTTTAAATACCAAAGTGCCTTGTCAATATCCTCAAGACCGTTCTTACGTTCACATCGCCATACATATTTTAGAACATTTGCAGCGTGTGGTGCAATTGCTCCTGACATAGATTTTGTCATCGCCTCAATAGCATCAATCGCTTCAATGTCAGTACTAGCATAATGTGATGGTGAGTTTACCATATCTGTCAAAGTAAAGTTCCTTCATAATGTGGATCTATTTTTTTTATACCTAAAGCCCAATTCTCAGCAGCATCTTCAACATATCTCATAGACTTACCATGAAAATCTTCTTGATGATACCATTTAGATTCTTCGACTCTATAATACTTAATATATAACAATTCTTCTTTTAAGTCAATATGCACTTCGCAGTATTCTTCTTCATTATCATGATAATATGTCGAAAGTTTTTTGCCCATTTAAATCTCCGATTCTATTTCTTCTATTAGATGATCTTTCATAGCCAAGATTTGATCTTTTAAATGTGGCTTATCCCACCATCTAAAGAGAACACAAATAGTAATACGTGGTACATTAGTGTATGCAGAATGCCAACAATGATCAGGCTCATCTTTACCAAAGTGATAGTACCTAGCTTGCCATCCTGCCTTGTCTTCTATTCTTACAACCTTTTGAGTTTTCTTATCATAGTATTGAAAATATCCATCACCTTTTTCAGACCAAGAAAATATAAACTGATATCCTGAGTTGGCTTCATTAGTGTGCCAACCGACAAAGCCCCCTTTAGGATAGTATAGAAAAACTGCATTATCGTTTGCACCAAGTTCTTGTATAAGTTCGTATCTTGAAAACTTGAAAATATCTTCCAACTCTTTGTTATCAGGATTTTTTTTATGGGCGGCTTCAACTGGATTAGAATAATGCTCTATAGGATGATTTGTGATCTCAGAATTACTCATGTGCTTTTTAAGATAATCTAAAGATAAATATTTCTCACCGTTAGTTATTGCATCAGATGGAGAGTGTAAAGCATTACTATCGTTAAAAACATGCTGGTTCTTAACGATAGTTGATTTTACATACTCTAGCTGATCAAGTATACGTTTATTACGAAGTACTAGTTCCGTCATCTACAAACTCCATTGCTTTTGGATATATAGCACTTATTGCTTTGGCAATTTCCACCGCCAAGTCTGCGTGTTCCTTTTGAGTTCCATTTGCTGAACGTAACTCGACATAATGTATCCAGGAGCGAATAGTACCATTAACATATAACCTACTAACCGTATTGCCTTCTGGTAGTACCGCTCTTGCCTGTTCTTTTGCGATTCCATTTTCGATTGCCCACTCATATGCTTGCATGGCAGTATGCCATACGTTGCGTTGATGTTGCTCCCAAGTTAGATGCAAGTTAGTATTGTCTGTGATAACACTGGCCTGTCTGTTCTTAGGATCTTGTAACCTTGCCTTTCTGATTACAACACTACTATCTAGGTCTCTAATATCAGCGTATCTTTGTGAGAACTCTTGGAATGAAAATGAACGATGCCGTAAGAACTGTCTAGCAATATCACGTGTGGTTTCAACTTCAATACAAGCAGAAGCCATTTCAAATGGTGACCAGTGCTTATGTTTGATCAAATAGTCTAACAACTTTGGTGTGGTTTTGGTGTTTGCTTGATTTGAGGGGTTAGAGACTCTAGCACAATATGCAACTAGATCCTGAATATTATCTAAACCCATAATCCCTGGTTCACCTGAGTGAACATGACGAACAGGTTGACTATATGATATAAGCCTTGCCTTCATTAACCTTGACCCCGATTCTTTTTGTAGCTGCGCTTTTTACTTTTATTCATAGAAGACATCTTCACATTGCGTTTACCGATACTTGTCTTCTTCTTAAATGTTAAACCTTTTAGTGCCATTATTTACTCCATCTTAAAATCTTTAAATCGTTCTGCAGTGTTTGTTTTATCAAAGGTTGCTGTATCATCTATCAGATTACCTTCAGCATCATCAACATCAAACAGCTTCATCTTTGACCTATCAACACCTACCACAAATCTCTTGTTGCTGCTAGGATCGTTGTACCTATTCTTGAGTTGCTTTACCATGATCTGACCAAGTGACTCTAGCTCTTCACTTGAAATCAAAGCAAACATTAAGTCGGCTGTTGCGGGTAGTCCAAAAGACTCGCTCGTGTCTTCAAGCCCAACATCTGAGTTAGAGTAACCACTACGAGTCGTTTGTGTTGCAGTGACAATCGGTAATGCGAACTCGACTGCGAGTCCACGTAGTTCTTCCGCAATAGCCTTAATATAAGTGTACGAATTGATAGATCCCCCCATGCCTTTCATTCGACTAGACGCACATATATTGAGATAGTCAATGAAGATCATCTCAGGTACAAAGTCTTTCTTCAACTTAAGCTCATTCAATAATGCTCTAAAGTGCCCTGTATGTGCTGAACCTGTGGGATACTCTTTTACAATAAGTTTACCATTACTCTTACCTGCAATGTTATGCACCTTATCAATCAACATATCTTTAGATAGAGTTTCCAACTGATCTATAGGTATGTCCAAAAGATTAGCGTCAATACGTTCAGCAATACGCTCTTCTGCCATTTCCATTGTAATATATAGCACATTGCGACCTTGTGTTAACGCATTAGCTGCAACATGGCACATGAATAAAGATTTACCTACACCAGTACCTGCTAATGCAACGTTCAGTGTTTTGTTAGGCAATCCACCCTTAGTAATTTTATTCATATATTCTAAATCGAATGGAATACGCTCTTCTTGCTCATGATAGAAATCATAACGATCAGAAACATTATCCACATAGTCGTGTCCAATGTTCGCATCAAAAGAAACTGCCAAGGCTTTTGTAAGTAAATCAGGTAGAGCATTCTTGGTAAGATCTCTGTGCTTACCATCAATAATGGAGATAGACTCCATAATAGCATTATGTATAGCTCTATCTTGACACCACTTCTCAGTGGTATCTTCTAACCACTTATCGTTAGCCTTGACAGTTTCTTTATCAAATATGATTGGAAGTATTTCGAGTGCAGCAGTATACTGATCAGGATTAAACTTTTCGCTCTGATCAATATCAATTTTTAAGCTTTCTTGAGTAGGAAGCTTATTATACTTAGCAACATACTTCGCAATCTGTTTAAATAACTGATTGTATACTCCTTGAAAATATTCTGGTTTTACAAAAGGAAGAACCTTACGCATGTAAGGCTCATCCGTTAGTAGGTGACGTAGTATGACTTGTTCTAAATTTTTCATTCTATAATTATACCACAATCATTCAGGAGTTACAATATCTTTTTCTTGTCTTTCTACCTGTTGTTCTAGTATGTCATACAATATTTCTCCTGTAGTGTGGTGCCAATCAATATCTTCATGAGGTTTCCAATCCTCGCCAAGAACGTCAGACACAACATCTGACGTAAATGTTAGTGTCTCACCATCTTCTCCGACCTTAAGTTCACCAAAATTAAATACTGTTTCTATGTAATAACCTGTCTTAATTCTGATGTTCCAATGATCATTATTCCCGGGGATAAGTTCGTAGTCAATATTTTGTTTCACTGTGTCACTTCCTCAACTACAATCTCATCCATATCTACTAGTGATCTATGACCAATCTGATATTGCTTCTTTAAGAAATCTTTAAAATCTGTTTCAGCAAAGATTGGATTCCAGAAAGATTCATCAAGAGTGGCATCGTACCGTACCTTTGGTCCAACTTCTCCAGTAGTCTGATCGACCACAGCATACCAGCCATTGGAAGGCTTAGTAGCATAACCGCCAGCAAGAGCACAATCGAGCAAGCCAGAATAATGTTTGACACCACCATCCCAAGACACAGTGATAGGAATTTTCGACTTCTCTTTAACAAATCTGCTTTTATCCACGTTAATAACAAAATGATATCCTTGTATTTCAGTTCCTTTTTTATCTTGCTGTCTACCAATAATCCAAATGTTATCTGCACTATAGTAGATACCCGTACCACCAGATACAACATCCTTTGGAAACAGCCCAATCTCTTTATACGTATGATTGATTGCAATCATTGGAATATTTTTCATCGTTAGGTATGGTGTAGTCATGCGGAACAAGCTCTTAAATGCTTTGGCACGTGACATGTCTGCAACCGACTTCTCATCCTTTGCATCTTCTAGTTCTTTTTTAGAAGCCAAGTTACCAATAGAGTCGATAATAATAATAACATCATCATCACGATCAAGACCCTCTAACTGAGCAACTAGATCAAACTTCAACTCTTCTACATTGGTAATAGGTACATGCAGCACACGACTTGTATCCACATCAAACTGATCAAAGTATGCCTGAGGTGAACCAAACTCTGAGTCATAAAAAATCATCACAGCATTGGGCTTTGCTTTTAGATATGACGAAGCCATCATCAGAGCAAAGGATGTTTTAAAATGCTTAGATGGTCCTGCAAGAACTGTTAGACCTGAAGATAGCCCACCATCAACAGAACCAGATAGTGCCACATTCATCATAGGAACGTTTGTAGGAACCATCTCTTTTTCATTAAAGAACTTAGATTTAGTCAGAACTTCCGTTGTCTTGATCTTGCTGTTCGTCTTCAGTTTGTCCATAATCGACATTTTGTTCTCTTTCTCTATCGTTTAAATCGTATTCACTTCTAATTTCATTATTAAGGTTCTGTACAGTTTTCCAAATCTCAGAAGACTGATCAGTTCTATTATCAATAAAGTTAATAAATGCAGACAGGTCTTTTGGAAAACATGCTCCACCAAAACCATCACGTCCATCATGACCGGGGATCTTCATATGACTATGACCAATACGCTGATCTGCCATCAACGCACGTGACAACTGATTGTAACTACCGCCAAAATCATCCATAACTTTCTTGAGTTGGTTCATGAATGTAACCTTCATAGCAAGATAGTTGTTCACAGTGTACTTGAAGAATGAAGCTTCTACAGGAGACATTGTGATAGTCTGTGCAGGGTTAGCCAAAGAGAAGTAGTTATATAATCCTTCTAAGTGGGAAGCTGCTTCCTGCTGCTGTACACCAAAGACTCTATAACGTGCATTAGTCATACCTTCTTTGGCATTACTCTCATTTAAGAACTCAGGCTCATAAACAATACGTCCATCGATACGTGATAGACGATCAATAACATCAGGTGTAATGGTTGATTTGATTACAATAAATGCATCAGTCTGATTTACTAAACGCATCACAGCCTCATCAATAGCCTTAGTATCAATGCTACCGTCATCAGACGCAGGTGTGGGCAAGCAAATAAACACACAGTTTGGTTGCCATGCACAAAGATCTTGTAGTGTGTTCTCACTAATCTTTGGATCTACAATGAACTTCTCAACAGAATTTGTAGAGAAAATGTAGTCAACGGCTTTACCGACAAACCCATGTCCAATAATACCTAGTTTAAAGTTTTGCTCCCTGCGTTTTACCACAGGTTGCAGTTCAGGTTCTTTCATCTTCTATATCCTTCATAAGTTCTTTATCATATACTCTTCCTCGTAAATCTGTAGAAGAAAACCTATGATCTCTTTTGTTATACTTTATCTCAATACCCCTTTTGGCACATATCTTTCTGCCCGTAAAGGTAGTATCTTTATACTCTTCTCCGATTATTCTAACATGAATCCCAAACAATTGCAAGATGTCTTCTAAATCTTTTTCAGATTCATACGGAATTATTTCATCCACATACTTGACACCTTGCAATTGAGTCCATCTCTCGACTAGGCTTTGAACTGGTGGGTTCTTACCTTCTCTATCTCTGGATGGATCTACCTGCAATCCACATATCAGATAGTCACAATGATTTTTTGCCTCTCTTAACATAGCAATATGACCTGCATGAAGCAGGTCAAATGTGCTGAATGTGATACCTACAGTCATGACGATGAATGTTTAATGTAGGCTCCATCTTCATCACGACCAATCTCAAACGTGATATCATCCTCTTGATCATCAATATGATAACCAACAGTCTCACGTTCAATATCATTATGATTAAACTCTGCCCAATACAACTCATAAGCTACGCCTTCTTGAAGACATTCAAACTGATGATAGAGGCCAGGTTTAACTTTATGATAATCGCCTTCATCAAGAACAGTAACATCAACTAAATTATAGTCACGTTGCCATGTGCGGATAAGCATCTTGCCCGACTCTACATAGAACCCATTCCACTTATATCGATGTAAATGCTTCGAGCACACACCACCTTCATGCATTTCAATACGATGAAACTCTAAAGCACCATTTGCTTCAATCAGTTCTGTCGTGCCCCATACTTTACCTGCTTTCATTATCATATCCTTTCAAGTATTCAATAACTTTGTTTAAGCCCTCTAAGTTGTCACCAAACTTACCAAGACCTGTATTGCAATTAGTACATATCCACCCTCTAAACTTCATTGTGGTAGGACAATGATCAAAATTTATTCTATCTTCTTCTGCTATAATTTTTTCGCAACACTGACACACCCTATCTTTTGGTTGAGGTGGGGCAGTCTTTTTTAAGGCTTCGGTTAACCGACTCTTTTCTCTTTCACATTCTCTACAAGCTGTTCGATAAAACGGCTTACCTTTAGTAGATCTCCTATCGATGTTATATGCAGTCAAAGGCTTATCGCCTTTACACATTCTACAAACCTTAGTATTCATAATCTATCCCCAATAATCATCAATAGTACGCCTACCAATGTTTTCTCTACCGATATCTATAAGTTTCATGCCATACTCAGGATCACTAGAATATTCTAGACTATCAACTTTTATTAATCGGTTCTTTCTAAATGGCCTGTAGTCAACATGATGATGCCAACGATTAAACTTCCAAACCACTTCTGTAACATCAGGATGCATTTCCTTTAGCATTTCTGACTTAGGTAGCGTACCCTCTTCAGCGTAGAACTCTTTGGTGTTACCACCACCAACACGTTGAGTCGTACCCTTGTCAGCTAGAAAAGCATTGAACTGTACAGTACACCAACCATCCTTTAATGCTCTTAAAGACAGATCAGTGTCTTCGTTATATCTACCACGCCATCTATAAGGAATATCATTACGTATTAGTAGACACGAATATATTCTTGTATTAAAGATAAGTGGTGGTACACAATCAGTTGCTTTACAAAACTTACTATAGTTTGGTCCTGCAATAGCAACATTAGTGTACCTATCACAGAAGTCTTCCATAGCCCTGAACCATGACAGTGTTCTGACCGCAACCTTTACGTTCCTATTTAGACGGTGAAAGTCATAGATGTTGTCATCCATAACCCAATGCCATTTAGAACCATACGTCTGTATAGAATGATCCCATGCAAAGTTTCTAGCAGCGCCTGGCCCCTTGCTCTTAGTATCACCCAAATCATCAAACGTATCATAAGTATCCTGATATGTTTTATCAAGAACCAATAGCTTATCACGATCAAAGTGCTCTGCATATCTATCTAGCTGATCTTCTTCAACCACGATATGATAGTCCACAGAAAGCCTATCAAGAAGCTCTGCAGTCTTGCACTGATCCCAACGGTTCTTGGAAACTACATATACAGGATACTTATTTCTCATTGCGGATTATTCACCCAATAGATTGTGTTTGGTGGCAGGAACCCATGAATAAACCAAGCGTTACCAAACATAGGAGACCCACCACCTGTGAAGTCCACACGATTATTATAAACCAATGCAGACATGCCATAGTCCATGAACATTTGTCCACGTCTTTTACCTTGAAATGATGCAACAGGCAAGAACAACGCAAACGGCTTGCCTAGATCATAACAATGTCTGATAAACTTATCTTTTAAACTGTAGGGTGGATTTGTAATAACACCATCATACACATCATCACACACACAATCAAAGAAGTCACGTCCATCAGATCCAATCATATTATAGCCGTATTTGTGAAATCCGTCAAGTATATTCGAACTCTTTCCACTCGTAGCTTCGTAGTATGTTTTATCTTTATCTAAGTATTCTAGTAATGGCAGAACTTGATCTGATGGTGTATAGCACTCATCACTCTCTGCAGTATTAGAAAGTTGTTTCAGAATGTTGAGACTAGTCATCGTCTATCCACCGTAGTCCTGCATTTTTTCCATGCTCTAATCTTGGGTGCCAAATACTTTTTGTCTTGACATTAACTTTCTGTCCAATCAGTTCACCAAACTCTTTAAGATCCTCTTTAGTTTCAAAACGAACAATGATCTTTGCATATGGTTCGTCTTTCTCTTGTACGAACTCAGGCATATTTACCCATTCTTCTTCAGGAAGATTACCTGTTTTTAACTCACCATCAGAATCTAAAAAGTCTAGCAAAGTACTCATGATATAACTCCATTCTTGTATGCGTACTCTAGAGCGTTGTTTGCCTCTACATGTAAAGGTCTGTGCTCATATCTATTTCCAGTGTCTCTGTCTATCTGTCTACACAAAGTTTCTATCTCAGTTGCAGTGATAGCGTACTGCTTCTCAACAGCATTGCTTGCTATAGATACCATAATCTTATAGATCATAGCATACCTACCACTATTGTCTATCCCTGCAATACTCTTGAAGTCACGCACAAGGTTCTTGTTTACGAATGGACAGTCTTCATATGATGAATAAACTATATCGTTGTTACTCATCCTATCTTTACGATAGTCTAGGATCTGTCTCTGCCATTCCTCAGGTAAACGATCCATAAAGTTCTTACTATCTTTCTTTTCATTATACTCCCACTTTGACATTAAGTCAACAGGGTTTATATAGCTACCGCTAGTATTAGTAAAAATAAAGTTGAAAGCGTCATTGTACGTAGCAGGGATATAATACATTCTAGATAGATCTTTAGTTTGTTTATCTCCAATCGAATCGAGTTCGGAGTTGAGTGCGAACCAGAAATGTTTGATAGACTCTCTTTGCACAGTTGCTCTAAGAGGGAAGACAAGTCTAAACTTCGGTAGACCATGCTTGCTGCTTGCAGTAGAATAGCAAACAAAATAGTACTTACCATAAGTGCTAATAAGCTCATCTTTTAGATCCCCCTCAAACGTGTGATCATCAACATCAACAGCAGCCCAACCTGCCCAATGCAGTACATTCTTATTGGATCGTGTAGTTCCAGTTTCATAGACAGCAGGAGAAATAAGTTCCGCATTTTTCTTTCCTTCTAGTGGTCTCTCTGAAAGCTTGTATAAGAATTTCTCAAACTTATCCCAATCATCGAAGTCTAGCTTACGATGAGTTTGATTGTCATATTGACTTTCAAATATAGTTACTGAATACATTATACAAAAAAATCTTCTAATGTTGATCTAGGTTCTACATGCCACCCTATAGCGTCTAGAATAAACTTCAAGGGTTCGATGAATGATTTCTCAAACATTATATCATAGTCAACGTACTTATGCAAGTGTATTTCTGTAGGTAATACTGCAGGAAACGATATCACATTTTCTTTGATAGGGTTTGGCTTGCGTAGATAAATGAACTTAATCTTCTCACCATTCTTAATAGTTTCGTACCTACGATCTAGAGAGTTGTCTTTGATTGATTTATTATATAACAAAGATCCCCGTACATGAATGGGTGTACCCTTCAAGTAAACATTCTCATTGGATCTCCACTTATCAACATCACTTACACCTCTTGGAAAGGCTACTGCCTCAGGTGGTAAAGATTTGAACTCAGCCTTAAACTCTGAGATAAACTTTTGCGTCTCTTGCTCTGTACCTTCAATAATCACACGAAAGATCTCTTTGAACTTATTACGGACAACCTCAGGAGTAGATGACTTGATAGCCTCAATGCCCATCATCTTAAGCTTTGGTTGTGCGTACTGCACCCCTTCGTTATTGTGAACGTTTAGGATATACCGTTTCTTGGCAGTCCATATTCCACGATCAGCAATAGCTTCTCTTGCCATAACCATACGTGGTTTGTAGGCATTCATCTTCTTGAATAGTTTATCATAGGACTTCTCAAGAACTTTCTCAAAGTGTTCTTCACAGATTTTACTTAATGTCTTGACAGTATCTTTGGGGTTTAGTTTGTCCACCAAAGGACCAAAGTTAATGTATAGCGAGTCAGTATCGATAGCGATAACATAGTCCTGACCTAGCGTGTCCATGAGTTTATTCATTTCATCGTTGATAGCATTCTCTGCCCAACGAATAGACAACTGACCTGATAGTGTAATGCCTTCTGCAATACGCATATCAAAGTAACGAAAGTATTGATTACCTAACGCACCATACAAAGAGTTTAGCAAGATCTTAATAGCCATTTGTCTATTCTCTAGCTGATTGATCTCACGTTCTAATTCAACAGTCTTATTCTTTTCGTATGCCTGTTGAGCAAGTAGCATAGACTTCTTGATAACACTACGCTCTTCATAGTAGTTCTCAATAATCTTTGGAAGGATGCCTTGGAACTCTTTTGTATATGCTGAACCATTTGCAGCAACAGACACACCTTTAGTATCACAATCCTTTTCAAGATAGTAGTCAACACCATGTGGAAAAGTCTTACCGCCTATCAGCGTCTCAGGTGACATGTTATATTGTACAATCAAGTTAGGATACAGACTGTTCAAGTCAAACGATACTACCCAATCATGAGCACCAACATAGGGATCTTTGACGTATCCCCCGGGGTACGAAGATTTCATTTTCTGTCTGTTTGGTGGAACAATAATACCCTTGGCATTTAGTTCACGATAAATGATAGAATCCCATATAGCAGTAGTTCCAAAGGTATCGCCGTAGTTCACCCCACCACGATATGCCATAGTCACAGCAAGAGTGATTAGACCCATCTTTTCTTCTAGTCGCTCAATAAGTTCTACGTCACGAATGTTATAGTCAATAAACTTCTGATGATCTTCTTTGTACAACGTGTACAGGTTGCCATGTTCTTCATAGGATAGCTTTCGCTCACCTAACACCACATAGGCAATATGATCTAACTTATAAGACTCTTGTGCTCCATACGAGTATCCAAACTTCTGAAACAGATCGTAGTAGTCAAGTTGCTGAACGCCAGTAATCTCAAAGGCATCCATACGTTTACCCTTGATGTGTAACTCACGCTGAGAGACTAGCCCCCATGGAGATAGCCGCTTGACCGCTTCCTCAGATCCAATACGCTTGATGCGATTAACAAGATATGGAATATCAAATAGTCTTACGTTCCAACCTGTGATCACATCAGGACAGTTACTAGTCCACCATTCTACAAACTTGGCAAGTAGTTCGGTTTCGCTATTACATTGACGATACTGCACAATAAGATCGTCTTTGTATACATTCTCTGCATCATACTCATCAAGACCCCACACATGATACACCTCACTTAGGCTTGACTTGAGTGCTATAGATATGACAGGATGTGCTGCGTCTTCAGGAAAAGGGAAGCCCTCATCAGAAGCAACCTCAATATCAATATTACACACATCAACCTTGCTTCGATCAAACTTTATCTCTGAAGGAAACTTATCTGTGATAAACTGCTGTACGAAGTTCTGATTTCCGTACACGTCTAGGTTATCCACATCTTTATATCTTTGTAGAAAGTCTTTTGTTTCAGACATAGAAGTGAAGTTAATCTCTTCAAGCTGAACACCGTCCATTGCTGTATGTTTAGCAGTGCTCTTCTTAGACGGTAAATACAGTTTTGGTTCGAACTTATACTTGGCCTCTATTCTTTTGCCGTAGTTATTCACTCCACGATACAGGATAGAGTTACCGTATCGATTAACGCTAGTATAAAAGTTCATATATCCTCCAAACTTACACTTAGCTATTATATTACATTTTGTCTAGAAAGTCAAATAATTAGTTAAACAAAAAACTTATTTTGTATTTCTCGACCCAACCATTTTTTCTTTTACTTGAAAAGAAGTCGCTGTGAAAGTCATTAATGCACTGGTCACTAAAATATTTACGTGTTGCCTGTGTTTTAAATGTTTGCTGTAAATGATTTCGTTTTTCTTTAAATGTGTCATCATCTATTTCAACATATATGTTTGGTGTCCATGTATGATCGATACTAGGTGTCATATATTCAATCAATGAAACTT